ACTGTTAGACCCTGTCACAACATCACCGATTGCAAACTTACTGCCTTCAACTGTTATTGATTTTTGTGTCGGATTGACATTAATGACCTGTCCCAGTTTAACACCAGCGGAATCTGTAATCTCTTCTCCAACAAGAAACTTAGTACTCGAAGTTATTGATACGTCTTCAATATATGTAAACTTACCGTCTGAATCATCCAAACCACTTTTGAAATTCTTCTTCGTAATAATACCTTGTGTGTTCGATGAAAACAAAGTCTGTCCTTTGAATTTTGCCTCTAGATATTTTTCAAATATTTGGGAATCCATATGCCAGTCATAATAGTTTTCTAACTCATTGACTAGGAAGAATGTCCAATGGAGATCACCATCTCCATACAGTTTTGATGCAACCACATCGGGTCTATCCCCTTCTGATAGTTCATAGTAAGTGTACTCAACTATACTGTTTACTGCACTCTTTTCTATGGTAGACTTTCTGAAGAAGTCTTTAATGGTAATGACTTTACCAGTGTTAAGTGTGTACTGTATCTCGGGGAAGTTTGAAAATAGTTCGTTAGCCATTATCCGTCTCCATTGTCTATACCTAATGCATTGGGTACAGATATTGCAAGTTGTCTTCTAATCTCATCTCCATGAGCCTTTTCAGCCTTTCTAAATGCAGATATTTCATGATAATTTTGTTGTGACATAATCTCCATCTCTGTAAATCCAATTGTCATCTTTGTACTGATTGGTTGACCACCCTCAAACACTGCAAACTTCTGGCCATTGAAGTGATCTACGTCACACTTAGTGCAAACCATTTCTAGGTAACCATCTAGTGTGTCTGCAATCGGGCCACTAAACTCTGCTGTGAATTTGTTTGGATAGTTAAAGTAGTTCTCTACACCACCTTTGGTATCGCTAAGATTTGATGTGTCGGGTAACATAGCACTTCGGAAAGTATATATTATTTTATTGACCATATCTGCTTCATCTTTAGATTTGGGCCAGAATTCATACATGAATTCAAATGACCTATAACTAACACCGTTTAAATATTGTTCTTTCATGGGGTTAACTGCAAGACCTCTTTTTCTATTTAATTCGTCTCCAGTCAATGCCGACAATCCCTGTCGCAGTACTTTACTACCAACTTCCATGCTAGCTTCAAGGCCAGCACCTATTTTATCAAGAGTATCCCCTGTATTCTCCATAACAGCGTTTGAAATAACACCTAATGCACTCTTACCTTTATTTTCATAATCAACACTCATTGATGAGGTAATTCCATCGGGAACATATAACATTATGTCAATATCACCCGCGGCAAAAAACTTTGCTGCATCGGATTGACTGCTGAGTTGTGTCCGTGCTTTAACAGTGAACACTATGTAATTGTCCAAAATATCGTTCAGAGGATATATATATTCTATTGCTTGGCCATTGGGTGTTTGCTTGGCCAAGGCTAGAGAACCGTTTGCAGCTTCAAGTCCCTTCTCAAGAGAACTTCGTCTCTGTTCTAAAACTCTCTTTGATTCCTCTGCCTGTTCCCCAAGTTTATCTAATGCAGACGTGAAGTTCAAACTCTTCAACTTACTGGAGATGCCCTTAAACGAGTTTATCGCAGACTTTGCTTTGTTTATCTTATTAAGTATTTTGTTGAGTGAGGCCATTTAGAATCTCTATAAATAGTAGTAATTAATTATGTTCACTTCTATTTATGTCATACAAAGGTAAGTTCAAACCAAAGAACTATAAAAAGTACAAAGGTGACCCCACAAAGATATTCTATAGGTCTTTATGGGAAAGAACTTTCATGCGGTACTGTGACAATAACAGTGCCATCATTGAATGGAACTCTGAAGAAATAGTCATACCTTATATATCTCCTGTAGATAAGAGGGTGCATAGATACTTCCCCGACTTCTATATCAAGATGCAACAGACCAACGGTAAGGTCGTCCGTGAGATCATAGAGGTGAAACCGAAACGACAAACCCTACCCCCCAAACCACAACAGAGAAAGACTAGAAGATATCTCACCGAGATCAGTACCTATGCAGTCAACCAAGCAAAGTTCAAAGCTGCAGAGGATTACTGTAAAGACCGTGGGTTAACTTTTAGAATATTAACTGAAGACCACCTGACATAAAACCATAAATAGAATGTATGGGACTATTCACCAATATACTTAATACTGACACTGCACCAACTAGAGGGGAAAGTCTAGAGTGGTTTAGAGAGTCGGTCTCAGAAATGAGTAGAGGTCAATTCAGAAGGCCTAGTAAGATATTGAGAGAGGGACAGAGTGTTCCTAGTGCAATCCTTGGTAGAATGTACATGTTTATGTACGATGCAAAATACGGTGATGTAATGCCGTACTATGATAGATTCCCCCTAGTGATTCCATTTGATTTCACTAACAATGGTTTCTATGGCATAAACCTTCATTACATTGCACCAAAATTTAGAGTGTTATTGTTAGAGGAGTTGTACACTATAGTAGAAGATGAGGACATGGAAGATGAAGCAAGATTTCGGTTATCCTATGAATTGATTCAAAGGGTTACAGGATTGAGATATGCAAAACCTTGTATCAAGAGGTATTTGACCACTCATATAAAAGGACAAGTTAGATTGGTTGACCCATCACACTGGAGTGTAGTGTCTATGTTACCAACTGCACAATTTAAGAACTTTAACGTTAACACGGTGTATGCCGACAGTAGGAAACAATTTTAATGGCAAGTATAGATAAACTAAAATATAATTTTGATACTGGCGCAAGAGCAAATATGTTCTCCGTACTCATCAATTGTCCTAAACTGGGTTTCAAACTGGAAGGTCTTAGAGTGGAGACTTGTTCTCTGCCTGGCAGAAAGATCGAAACTCAAGCTTGGTCTGAATATGGAATGACACGGAATCTCCCAACTGGTGCAGTTACCGATGACGGTGGTGAACTTACAATGACATTCATATGTGATACATCATTTGCAGATCGTTACTTACTCGAAGCATGGCAGAGTTTTATATTCGGTGGAGAGGGAGATATGGATACTGGTAATAGTATACACCCAATCTTTAAGTACTACTACGATTATGTGGGTGAACTCACTATCAGTGCCTTACGAAAGGATGATAAAACATCACTACAGTACACTATACATGAAGCATATCCAGTCTCCTTTGAGAAGATGGAGTTTAGTTCTGAGTCAGGAGATATATTAAAGTTTTCAGTGACATTCAATTTTAGGACATGGGAAAGTAAGTATGTTCCTGCACCTAAGTTGTCTGCACTAAATAAAGGTAGAAGAGTATTAGATGCTCTTCAAGATGGACTGAAAGTGGGTTCACGATTTAATAAGAAGTCACAGAAACTTCTAGATAAGGTGAATAAACTAGATGGTACTGCCACAAGATTACAAACCTTACTTGGTGGCAATGGTTAATTATAATATGGAGTAAATTATGGGATTACCAATCCAAAAAGCACCTAAATTCAAGTGCGAATTAAGTGGAGGAAAGGTCGTTGAATACAGACCCTTTCTCGTTAAAGAACAGAAGTATTTATTAATTGCAAAAGAGAGTGAAGACAATCTCGAAATTCTTGAAGCAATTAAGAATTTGGTTACAGCAGTTACAGACGGAAAGGTAAATTCCGATGAACTACCAATATATGATTTAGAGTATTTGTTTTTACAGATACGAGCTAAGTCGGTAGGAGAATCGGTTAATATATCTCTTTACTGCAGGGAGGATGATTGTAATGGAAGTGGTTCAACAAGTGTAGACTTGAGTTCTGTAGAAGTTGCAGACGTTCCTGTTGTTGATAACAGGATAGAATTGAATGAGACACTAGGTGTTACTCTTCAATTCCCATCCACTAGACAACTTGCTTTGGTTGACCAAAAGACAGATGACGGTGACAGGATAATCGAACTGTTGAAATTCGGAATTGAAAGCATCTATGATGAAGAATCCGTTTATGAAGCAAGTGATATATCTGATACTGAGATAGTGGAGTTTATTGAAAACTTGACACTAGACCAGTTGGAGAAATTGAGTGGGTATTTTGAGAATATCCCTTCTATTGAAAAGGTAGTAGATTTTAAGTGTGACAGTTGTGGAAAACAACAGTCTTCAACACTACGAGGATTATCTAGTTTTTTTTGATAGCTCTTTCTCATGAAAGCTTGGTGAATTATTACAACACCAACTTCCAGTTAATGCAACATCATAAGTATTCATTAACAGAGTTGGATAATATGATGCCTTGGGAAAGAGAGATATACATGAGTCTTCTACTCCAATGGTTGGAAGAAGAAGCAGAACGACAGAAGGAACGAAACAGAAAATAGATGATGTGATACATTATGTTTACGTGAGGTGATTTTATTAATTTTATTATATAGAGGATTAAAAAATGGCTGAAGAAAACGAAAAAGATCATTCGAGTAACGAAGTCGAGATAGACTTAGATAAGTATATGGCACTTATCGAAAAACTGGATGAACAAGAAGATACAATTAAGGAGATGAAAGAGGATGCGATTAAAGCTCGGAATCAACTTGCTCCCCCTAAACGAAAGTTTATGGATTTGTTCTTAGACGATAACGACATTAATGAAAAGGCAATCATCGGGTTTATCTCGTTTTTCTTAATGACAATATTCGGACTAACCGACTTAATAACTGCGTTAGCATTTGATATGGACTTAAAGGTATCTGAGACTATCTACACATCATTCGTTGTAGTAACACTAGGTGCATTCGGAATATCAGAAGCTGGTAAGGCTTTCGGTAAATAGGTAAACAATAAGAGAGAATCATGGCGACTCCTGAAGAAAAACGATTACAAGCTAAAAGACAAGCAGACAGTGCTAAGTCATTAGCTATTGCAGCTAAAGAAAGAAAGGCCTCAGAAGAAGTCACTGAAGCAACGAAAAACTTATCTAAGGGAATGCGTCACACCATTACAAAGATGGGGTTTGCAGATAAAGGTCTGCAAGTAACTGTTGCTAATTTGTTAGAAAATGGTAAGACTAGTTTTAGTAGTGCCTTAGCTGCAAGAAAGGTGTTGAAGTTACAGGAAGATAACAAGTCTGATTTAAAAATGCAACAACAGGCTGAACTAAAAGCCATAGCAAATGCTAATATTGCAGAATCTTTAAATGTACAAGAACAACTAATTCAAGAACAAGCAAGTGCAGTTGTCTCTGCACGTGAGACTAATGCAGAACTAAAGGGTTTGATTGATAACACGAACACTATACGAGAGGGTGAAGCTATACTTCTTGCATCAGGCACAGACGCAGTTGAAGCACGACTCATAACCGAAAAGGCACTAGGAGAAAACCTAAGAGCAATATCGGAAAAGGAACAATCCATACGAGACTTGTCTAATAATAAACTTGAAGCACAAACTAAAATAATAGAAAAACATAATAAGTCACTAGAGATAGCAACTGACGGTGAAAACATTCGCCGTGAGGAACTCGATAAACAACTACAAGACGCAGGGGCAGATGGTGCTTTCGATAAATTCAGTGGGAGTGTAAAAACTCTAACTGGTGGACTAATTGATATTGCAACTCCTCTTGATGCTCTAACAAAAAACTGGAATGCATTGAAAGACTTGGGTTCGTCTTTACAAAGCTTTGGTTCGTCTGTATCTAAAGGATTTACCAAATTTACAAATGGTGCTGAAGAACAATCAGAAGCCAATGCTTCCCTCATCGAAAGTCAAGATGAGACCACTGGTGCCATGGTCAAGAATTCCGTCATACAGGCTTCGATTGGTAAAAGACTAGCGGCAACGTTAATGGGTCTAACAACTGGTCTTGTCATGATGATGGCAGGAATAATTCTACCCATAATAGCTATTGCAGCTGCACTATTAATCATCAAAGCTGCGTTGGACAAGGATATGTTCGCTGGTGCTGGTGAAGCGATAAAACGAAGTCTTAACAGTGTTGGGAAAGTGGTGCAATCTGCATCCAAGACAGTTAAATCGGGTTTTGCACGACTAAAAGATGCGTTTCCGAAAGCAGTCAAGACTCCCAAGGTTCCCAAGACACCTGTAGGTGATTTAGCTAAAAAAGCAGGTCAGGCTAGACATCCAGCTGGTGCAGTTGACCCTGTCACTGGTAAAAAGATCGGTGGCCAGTTCATGAAAGAAGGTGACGAGGCTCTTAAGGTTGTTGGAAAGGTTGCTGAAAAGTCTACAGGATTCTTTGGTGGTCTCAAGGCAGTGTCAAAAGGACTTATTAAGAAACTTCCTCTCATTGGAGCTGTCGCTGAAACTGGTTTGGATGGTTTTGATCAATTCGAAAAGATGGATGATCTAAAAGCAGCTCGTGCAGACGGAACTCTAATGAAGAAGGATGAAAAGACTGGTGAAGACCGTGCGTACACAGATGAAGAGTTTGAAGAATTGCAGACTGCTTACACGGCAAACCTTGCTGGTTCAGCAGGTAAAGGGGTCGGTTCGTTTGGTGGAGCTCTAGCTGGCGGAATAGCTGGTGCTAAAGCTGGTGCATTTGTTGGTTCCTTCTTCGGGCCCGGCATAGGAACTGCAATAGGTGGTTTCCTTGGTGGTGTGGTCGGTGCAGTTGCTGGTGGTTTTCTAGGAGGTGAGGCAGGAGACTCTTTGACTACATCGGTTGCCGAGACGGCATTGGGTGGAAGTGGTAATTCTCAAGAGATTCTAGACCAAGCAGCTGCAAGTATTAAGACGACTGAACCCGACACTAGTACTGCATTGATTAATGGTCAAGTTAACCTAGATGATCAGATTAAACAAGCTGTGACCAGTGCAATATCATCAACTAGTATAGTATCTGACAATTCCAACAATGCCTCGAATAACTATAGTTTTTCACCTAAGTCAGGCGATAGTGGTTCAACTGTAACTATGTTAAACCCTGTGCTTAATTAACAGTCGGTATGTCGTAAGACATCTAACTTAGTAACCGTCTTTCTATCGTATTTTGTTTTGTCCGAATGGACTTGTGATTTAGAATGAGGTGGAGTCACCTTTCTACTTTTAACTTCAATCTTTTTGCCATAGATCGTCTCCCAGTTATCTGTATAACTAGTTCCCGATTCGGGTCTTCTCTTTGACCCCTTTCCACCATGTGTTGAACTCATGATTATCTGACACCTCTTCTCCGTACTGGTTGCAATCTTTTCTTTGCTTCCAATTTCTTTGTTCTTTTTAACTGTTGATTCTTTTGATTCTTCACAGAATTAGGTTTTTCAAAAAACTGCCGTTCCCTAACCTCTTGAACAATACCTGCGTTGTCACACTCCTTCTTGAACCTACGCAGGAGTTGATCAAAACCCTCTGCGTTCTTGTTCTTCGGATGTGTTCTTGGTGTTACATTTGGCATATTATTGTTCTTGTTAAATTCTTAAATAGGTGAAAAGTCGCCCCACGCCTTACAGCATACCCGCTCTCTTCCGACCAATCCGCTAGTTTGCTATTGGCCTTTCCCTTACTGAGTACCCCCTTTTTATCCACGGTCTCAGTGAATGTCTCAACTATATCAATCTTATTCATAATGTATATTGAGACATCCCAAACAGAACCTAGTTCTAACTTTCGTTAGCTAGGTTCTTAAAGTAATCCATTGCGTCATCTTCTTCCACTTGGGGAGTAGATTCTGCAGATTGCATTACTGGTTCACTTGCAACAGTTTCAGTTACAACATTAGCCCAAGGAACTTCTTCCAAGTCTTCTGCTACACTTTCTGCTGTTGAAGTCGATGTACCACCTATAACTCTTTCGAATTTCTCTTTGAGTTCCTCGTAAGTTTTAAACTCACTAGGGGCAATAACACTCGACAACGAATGCACTTGACTAAACGTACTGTTTAGTTTTGCTTCGTCAGTAAACAATGGTGCTGGTTTTTCGAACTCTGATTTATCATAGTTCCAATATCCGTCAACTTTACGAATTTTAATCTTAAAGTTTGCACCTTCTCCTCTTAGATCAAAAGGGTTGATTGCAGTCTCATCTTCAAATGCTGGTGAGATTGCTTCCTTAAGAGCTTCAAAGATTTTTTTACCAAAACGGTATTTGAATACCTTCCCTTCGTTATCGGGATTCTTAGGGTCTGATATAACATAGACATTAGACACATAATGTAAACGTCTTTTCTGTTTACGTGCTATCTCTTTGTTAGCTTCAATCCCAGTATTCCACAACGTAGAGTTGTACTCAGAGACAGGGTCTTGTTTATTAAGAGTCGTTAAAGACTTCTCAATATACCATCCACCTGGCCCTTGAAAACCGTGGTCGAAGTATGATACCCATGGCATCTCTTCACCCTCGGGGGTTGGTAAGAAACGAACCACTGCATAACCATTACCAGTTTTATCTAGTTCGGGTTTCCACATTGTGTCGTCATTAAAGGATTTTTTTTCACCACCTGTTGGTGAAGCAGTTTCCATTGCTGCTCTTAGTTTATCTAAACTACTACTCATTGTATTCTCCTATTGTATAAACAATTTTATTAACAATTTTATTAAAGACTGTTCCTTAAAACAATCCGTCTTTATCTCCCAGCCAGTCTTGACCGAGAATCCATTCCTTACTACTTTCATAGTAAGGTAGTTCATTATACTTGATTTCGTCTCTTTCGTCAAGAGGGTTTTTCCAGTATACTGAACCTTTACCATAGTACCATTCTAACAGTGCTATGAACTGACTCCGTTGTGCATTAAGCACTCTAGAGTCTGTATTGTATTTATGCATATAGTTTACACTACCTTCATAAATATTTTCAGATGAGTCACCTTCCAGTGCATCAAATCCAATTAAATTGATCTTCTCATATCCCTGCATCATTGCATAACCCAATGCAGACATTCCTGTAAACAGGTTCTTTAATTCAGGGTAGTTATATGTTACTATAAGTTCGGGTCGTGTTAGTCCTAGAAATTGTGTTGCCCCTGAGTCACCTTGAATGATGAAGTGTGTGTCAGTGTCCTTTCTCGACACAGTAGGATTAGGCAACGTAGGAATAAACATATCCCAAAGTTCTATCGGTAGGGGGTCGATGTCTGCAAATGCTACAAGGTTTCCCAAGTAGTAACCCGACTCTACGATCTCTTGTTGCATGGGCATATCAACTGCAAACAAAATATCACAACACTTAGTGTCACGATAGACTGCATTACAACCCCACACTTCATGGCCAATCGCAGAGAGATCAATATCTTTTCGTGATGGCCCGTTACCTACTATTGTTACTTCGAGCATATTTCCACAAGTTTTGTTTTGAATTTTAGGTGGTCATAAGATATAAAAGATTTGTACTTGTTTATCTTAATGTGTGCTTCGGGGTACACTACCTGTTCTTGTATACGTCCCTTCCAGTCTTTGGTGAACCCAATGATCTCATCCATGATACAGATCGTCTCTATAGACACACTCTTTGCAAGATACGCCTTAAGTAGGATAGGGTGTTGACCACCTTTAACCTCTAAGACTTTATTGATATCTTTCTTCATGAGTAGGTCTGACACTTCTGTTTCAAACATATACGTTAGTTTCTGATTCCGTTTCTTCCACTCTTTGTATACTTTCACACATTCATCATCCAACAAATCTCCTGCCCAACTATCTTTCTGAGATAGGTTAGCAATGTAAAAATCTTGAAGTTCTTGTTTGTGAATTTTGAACAACTTACCGAAATGGTATTTGTCCTTTCGTTTGAGAAAAGAGTTGATGTCTGATTTAACCTTACCGTTGTACTTTACGAAATCGTAATCCTTGGAATAGAAGTGTAACTTAATTCCTAGATACAACGTGTAAGCATCATAACCCTCTCTACTGGTCATCCGTTTCCTTGACGAATACTCCGTCAATCATTGTGCCCTTACGGTCTTTGATGTCATGGTATGCAACGTCTAAACAGTGTTCCATACTCAATCCATTACGAACTGCAATGTTAATTAACACTACCATGATGTCTCCGATATCATCAGCAATGTCTTTCCCCTTACAAATGTTATCTGACAACTCACCACATTCCTGTATGAGTTTTAAGAATTGGTCTTTGTCTGTTGAACCCTCAATGAGGTTTCTAGCATGATGCCAGTCTTCAATCCATTCTATCGTTTGTCTCATGACACAATCCTTAAATAATTATTTTCTTTTCAGGTGGGGTTGCGATTACTGGAGCTCCATTAACTGCTTGGTTATGTGCTTCTGCAACCTGTTCATTTGTTGGAATAACAAATACATAAGATGCAAATGTTACTTCTGTTGGATTGAGATCACCTGTTACGGCAATGCCTCGTGCAAATCCCATCCCACCTTCGGGAGTACTCACAATCATTTTTGGATTGGTAAGTGTAATGGATGTACCTTTATGAGAATCATATTCCCCAACGTACTCTCCACTTGTTGCTACTACTGATACTATATCACCTTTTTTCATAATTTTTTCCTGTTATTCAAAGAACCGTGTAATGGTTCCTTTAGTTGTTTTACCTCTATTGACCATGTTGAGACTTTGTGCCTCAGCTTCCAATTTGTCTTTAAGGGGTTGAGATATCAACCTCTTTGCTGATTCGGGTTCGAGTTTATTGTCCTCACATATCTTTACGATTGCACCCATTACATCGGTGCCTCCTCGTATCAATAGTTTCTCAACTTGTTCTGTAAATTCTTTTTTACTTATCATACCCATTTAAACTCCGTGTAAACTTCCATAACGTTGTCGTAAAGCATATAACTTATCGACATACTCTCTAGGGTCTGCTTCAAATACTTGACATCCCCCACCATCAACAGCCACTACTGCAACTATACTATCAACAACTTCACCAGTAAGTTCCTCTACCATGATTGCATAAGCAGTCATTTGGTGGAACCATGGGTCTGCCATGTATTCTTCTTTGTACTTACTACTTGTCTTGAAGTCAATAATACAAAGTTCGTTATCCCAAACACCAACACAATCTACTTGTCCTGCCATCTGTAATGAGTCTGAATACATACCTGCTTCTAAAGCAATCGGTATGATATCATCTAAAACTGGTTGTACTGCTTTGAACATAGACTCGTCTAAGATATTCTCAAAAACCATGTCCTCTTCTGCACGAAGATATTGTTCAAATAACGAATGCATTTTAGTACCACGTTTGGCTGCAGTCGTTGAAATTCTATTTGCTTCTTCAGCACCTACTCGTTCTCTCCACAACTTAATGTGGTCTCGATTAAGCAACCCAGTCACAGTCGTGACACTTGGGTATTTTTGACCTGTTGGTGTTTGGTAGAACCTCTTACCGTTCTCCTGCACACGAGTCATACTATCTTGTAGTGATTCTAAATCACCTAATGATATAAAGTTTTTGTTTTCGTTTAAGTTTTCCATACTGTATTATACTCTTATTTACCCTGTAAGTCAAGATGTTTTTTGACCACTGCTCTAGTCTTCACTTCTTTAGTGGTCTTACGGTGGTATCGTTCACCCATAGGTGAATCGGGATTGGCTGCACCGATACGACTGAACACTTCGTTCATTCCACTATCGGGTTTTACACGATCACCCACTCCACCGACATCGGCAGGGGCAGTGAATATTCGTTGTTCAATATGGGGGTTCTCTTTTAAGAAGTCGTCTTTACCACTAAAGGAAAGAAATTTCTCTAGACGTTCACCAGTGTTGGTGTCTTCAAATTCGTAAATTGGCATTATGCAACTTCCATAAAATAGGGGATGGGTCTTACCGTCCATTTGGCAATATCTTTCTTATACTTAGCATAGTATTTATGGTATGCATCAACAGCTGAATTTGACTTGACATCATCTGGCATTGCCTGTGGTGGATATCTCCATGCACATAAATCTATATTGTTTGGTAGGATGTTCAGACAGTCCCTTAGTTTTGAATCAGTAAGGTGTACCTTCCCATACCTTAGTGTGTACTCGTCACATAACGATGCAAACAAGTCATAAGTGTATTGGTAGTGTACTGCATTTTCTCGTACCCAAATTGCACTGGGGTGATTGACATGTCCTGCTTTGTAAACCACACTCTCCATCTCTGTAGTGGGGAGTCTCCATCGTTGAATCCTACGACCACTTGAGTCGTCAATGTAATGTTTACCATCTAACATTCTGTGTGCTGTGGACATGAGTTGTGCATACTCTATAATCATCTTGACCACATGTTTGTCACAATGCATTTCTGCACATTTGACTGGGTCGTTATCTAAGTAAAATATATTCATTGTTGTTTCTCTGCAAATTCTAATTCTTTCGTCCAGTTAGTTTTATTACTCTCATAGCATGGACTGTTTTGTTGACATATAATAAGTCTACCACCATCCATATCTAATCTGATACTGTCGGTCTTAAACAGACCACCATTAACATCATGGACTATAGCTTCTATTGTACCATTTTGGTC